CTACTGCAACTCTAGCAGAGTTGTTTTTCATTTTTCCCACATGTTTCATGTGCTTCTCCTTTTATTGTGCTGGTGGTTGTTCTTCAGTTTTTGCTGGTGCAACAGCATTTAAGAACGTGTTCAGCTTGTCAAAAGTTGCTCCAACTGCTGACGCTTCGCTGGCGCCAAATGCACCACGGCGAACTGCAACATCTACTACTGCTCTGATGTTAATTAAATCTGTAATTGTTAACTCTGGAGTAGGTGCTGCCGCTGGTGCTTCACCGCCTACTGGTTGAGTTTCCATTTGTGCTTGTTCTTGATTTTCCATTTTAAAATAATTCCTTTTTCTTATGTAAATGTTGACACCCTAATGATAACATAGTTAGTTCTTTAGCATCCTCTAGACCGATTTCTGTAATTTCGATAACCTTTCTAGAATGATCTAATCCGTAGTTTCTACAAATTGCATACCTACTGTTAAGATTGTATTCAATCCAATGCTCTACGGACTTAACATCTATCCTATGATCTATAGAGAGTCTAGCAAAGTGTTCTGGAATAAAGGATAGCTTCCTAAATCCCAAAACATTTAACGCATTAACTGTCCCTCTATTTAGCGACATTATGTACCTACTTTATTTATAATAGGCTGTCTGGCCGAATGGAGAAACTATGGTTTCATTGCCGTGTACAATAAACAATGAGTCGCAATAGTCTTCGTCACCCCAGCTACCGCAAGGATATCCGTCTGTAAACATGATGAACTTTTTGGGTTCAATACCTTCATTTTTCATAAAGTCATAGTTTACGTCAAAGTCTGTTCCACCACCACCTTTGCATTCATAGCTCATAATCTCATCAGCGGTATCGCCTGTAAATTGTCGATAGCCATATACTTGAGTATCAAAGCACCACAAGTCTAATTTGAAGTCAACATACTCGTCCATAATGCCCTTGACTTCTGACAAGAAGTCTTTAGCCATAGCATCTGAAATACTGCCTGACATGTCAATGGCAATAGAAACGTCAATAGTTTCATCATTGGTCATACCGGGCAAAATAGCACCGCTATGTTGCGACTTGCGGTTAGGGCGGCTAAAGCTGAAATTGCTCTTAAGAATACTTTGGATATTCATACGCAAGAGTTGTCGCCAGTCCATTTTAGGCTCGGTAAAATCTTTGATCATACGCTGAACGCCTGCTGGAACACGACCTGCTCCGGCACTCTGAGCCGCCGCTACCATAGCCTCTTTAATCTCATCACGGATTTGTTTCTTTTCTTCTGCGGTCAACCGTGGACGACCTTTGCCCTTGCCTTCTTGGTCTCCGTCTTCACCTTCGTCGCCGTCATCACCGTCACCGTCCAAGTGTTCGTCTAACAATTCACCTAGTGAGCCGATATCAATCTTGTCTGCTTTCTCGTAAAGGTCATCATAGATCTGCTCGTAGCTCATGCCACGATATTTGTCGTCTTGATAAATTTTAAGGAAACTTGGCACTGTGCCAATTCTTTCATCTTTAAGAATTTGGTTAGTAGCAAAGTCAGCGGCAATGTTTGAAAGAATAGGATCTCGACTATCCCGACGTCCCATGTGATCAAATACATTATGTAGAACTTCGTGTGCAAAGCCAAACTCTGCCTCTTTAGGTGTGAGCTTGTTTACAAAACCATAATTGAAATAAAAGTTGCGACCATCTGTGGCCAGTGTATGACACCACTCGCTGGCATCTACCATTTTAAGGCGTGTGGCAAGATTACCAAAGAACGGATGACGCAACAACAAACCGACTCGGGCTGTAATTAGCTTGTCAAGGATTTTTGCCTTTTCAGCAGAACTAAATTCTTTGCCTACCCAATCTTGTTTCTTTTGCTTTTCAGCTTTCATTACTGACATGATAACTCCTAGTTGCGATAATACTATTATACATTCATTTCATCAAAAGAGCAAGTAAAAAAGGACCCCGCAGGGTCCAATTTTAGCCTTCCATTGCCTGGATAATGTACTTACCATATTTGGTATGGAACTTGTCAAAGTTAGCCAATTTGCTGGCATCAAACGGCAATTGATAATTAGTCAACGCAACCTTAGCACCCATAACGACTAACTCTGTGGGGAAATTATCCATCATAAAGCCAAAGAAGTTGTCTGCCATAGCATCCCAATTCTTAGCTTTCTTGCGATCTGCTTCTTGAAGCTCGTAGCAAAGACTAATCGTCAAAGAATACATAGCAGAGATTTCTTTGATCTCAGACTTCTTAACTTTACCTGCCAAAATATCTTCTGGCTTGGGCATCTGTTTTGCTACTTTGCGGTGTGCCATAAACTTAACAGCAAGACCTTCACCGACTGCACCTGCAATCAAATCAGTCAATGTGTTATCTGGAACGTCATCTTCTTCCAACAGCTCGCTGACAAACATCCAAGAACGAGGAGTAGCAAATGCCTTGCTAGAACTTTTTGGATCAAAGTCATACAAGTCTTGCTTGGCAAAACCCAAGTAACCAACAACCTGCTCGTGAACGCGATTGGTAACAGCCCACTGGTGCCAGTCATCAAAATCGCAACGGAGTTCAACGTGCAAGAAACGATTAGCCAACGGAGCAGGCATACGATAAGTTACACCTTTGTCGCCCTCACGGTTACCAGCGGCAACAATGCTAACACCTTTTGGCAATTGGTAAGTACCAACACGACGATTAAGCACCAATTGGAAAGCCGCTGCCTGTGTAGCAGGAGCCGCAGAGTTCAATTCGTCCAAGAACAAGATCGCAGTAGATTCTGGATCAGTGGGCAATTCTGCAGGAGGAGCCCAAGTCATTGTATTAGAATTGGAATTGTAATATGGAATACCTTTAATGTCAGTAGGTTCCCACAAGCTCAAACGAACGTCAATAACTTCACGCTCTTGCTCGTTACCGATTTGTTTAACAATATCGGATTTACCAATACCGGGGGGACCCCACATGAACACAGGGCGTTGTTTTTTGATACACTTACGAATTGCCGCTTTGGCTTCGTTAGGGCTAACAGTGCGATTAGCTGACATTTTTTCTGACATAATCTACTTTCTTTAAAAAACTGTTGAAGCTGTATGTTTTACAGTAAGTTAATTATAGCAAAGATCTTGTCTCTTGTCAAGTGTTTTTTTGTTTTTCTGTAAATCTTTCTCTGGCTCTTTGGAACTTTGCAATGTTGCCAGAAAACAACACTAATTGGACAGCCATCTTTTCTCCAAATACCCAAATACGTTTATTGTTTATATAAAATGGGCAGTCCATATTTTGGTCAATCCAGATGGCTAGTTTATTAGTAAAGAAAATGGGCTCGTCAAATCTAATCTCATAGCATTTGATATCTGCCTGTTGCAGGCATTCAAATCCTTGCTCAGTAAGTCTGAGCCCGCCTTTTTCTTTTTTTCTTGGGTTTACCCACCAAATTGGGATAGTTTGTTTAATCCGCTTCTCATCTGCTACAAGCCCTTTGGCTTCTAGAACGATTTTGGTTATCTCATGCTTCGGATTCATTTATGACTTTTTCGCCGGTTGTTAGTTTGTAAACGGTAAAGTCAGTGGTATTGAATAATTTGTTTAATTTTTCTGCTAGATTAAATGCATGACCGCTGTTTGAAAAACTAACTTTTTTGTATTTTGGACCTAGTTGCTGTGCAACAACACTGGTAGTTTTGAGGTTAATTGGTTTGTCTTCGTAAAAGACTGCCCAGATGGCTTCAGACTCTAAAACTTGATCAGTTTTATAGGATTTTTTATTAGTAATTTCTAACAAAACTTTAGGTTTTGGTCTGCTCATAATATACGTATCTCCGAAAAGTGCGTATATATTTAGCAGGTTTTTAGAATTTGCCACCGTCTACTTTTATTTCAATCTTGTCTGGAAATTGATTTTCTGACAGCATTTGATCTAAGTTTCCGCTTAGTCTAGTCATTACAATACTAAGACTATTTTGTAAATCTGTAGCTTCTTTTATAGTTAAAGTTAGACTTTTTTGATTGCTTTTGATAGCAATTCTAGTCTTTTCTAAGAAGTCTTCTATAGGTAATGTATTGAGTTGTTTCATGTTTTGTTGACAGTATTAAGCATGGCCTTCATTTCGATCTCTGTTTTATAAGGACCGTGAAATGGATACCGTTCTAGTGTAATTAGTTTAGGGCAAAAACTCTTGACCCAGCCTTTGCGGAATTTAATTACATAGTAACCTGCACAATATTGACTCTTACTTTTGGCACTCTTAGCAAATAAAGGTAATTTCTTTTTAACATTGTAGACAGATTCAAAGGGTTTTGAGCTACATGGAAATTCATAGATTTTGTAACTAACAGGTTCTATTTCAAAATTATGAGTTTTTTTACCTTCGACAAGTGTTACACCAAATTCTTCTGTGAATGTTTTAAGATCTTTAAAATTGATCTTTTGCCCACGTCTAAAAAATTCGTAACCTTTTTTTAGTTTTGCTACTGAACCTATCTTTTGTCCGTGATCTTCAATAATCCATTCCTTGTTTGGAATTACTACTTTTGATATAAAATTCATGCTACATACCTTGCATTAAGTGGGTCCGCATAACTTTGTACTTGCTCACTAATTTTTTGTAAGTCAAACTCTGCACAGAACTTTAGCAAACGAATTCCAACTTGTGGAATACTTTTCTCTGCGGCCGTTGCGGTATCAATAGTTTCTTTAATTATAGTTTTAATATTATCGGGCTGTGCTGTTAGATCACATAGTTTTACATTGCGAGTGTAGTCGTCTAATACACGATGTTCGGCACCTTCGTGGTCGGTCCAGCGCTGAAGCATCATGTTGTTCCACGAGTAGCCTTTGGATTCTCTATCAGCAAAGGCCTCACGGAGACCAACCTTATTCTTTGTCCCCTTCTCACGTACTCCCGGATAAGCAGAGAAGATGTTGTCGGAGGTGTCGCCACGCATACACTTCTCAAAGAGTAACCAAGTTGGGTCCGGCGCGGCTTTAACTTCATTAGTTTTTTTATCTTTAACACGTTTACCTTTTTCATCAAAGTATCCTTCGTGTGTGGTTGTGATCTGCATTACGCCATTATATTGTTTCACGTTAGGTGCAATGAGTTGTGCAAAGTCGCCATCTGTTGAAATGATTACATGGTTGTCGTTCGGATGTGCTTGAATAAAGCCTGCAATCAAATCATCTGCTTCTAATTGTGGATTCTGTAAGACTGTGGTATTTGTTTTAGTAATGATAAAGTCTTTAAAATTATCAAACGTTTCCCAAAATACTTTTTCTTCTTCTGCTTCTTTAGGACTATGTGCGGCACGAGCCTCTGTGCGTTGACGCTTGTAAGGAGCATAGAAGTCCTTACGCCACGAGCGACCTTCAAGACAGAACACTACATGGTCACCGTTAAAGTCACGCCATGCTTTTCGAATACTGCTTAATACAGTATGAATGCTCATGCCAATCTTATCATTAAGATCTCCACGAACTACGTGACGAGCACGAAAGAATGTATTTGCTGTATCTACTAAAATATATGTCTTAGACATTAAGAAACCTCTGTTCTACCATCACCTAAATTGTTTACATTAATATAACCTGCTGTACGCTG